GGACTTTCTTTCAGAGGTTTGTCAATCCCTATTTCACCAACTCAGCGTTTATCAACGATGAGAAAATTGAAACTCGGACTCAAACATTTCTGTCAGATTCTTCTTTATAGTGGTTCCAACTACTTTCTTTCCAATGAGGGTTCCTTAAATGCAATTAAGCTATAAGCTACTCTTACTGACCAAAGGAGGTTCAGAGAAGTCGTACTAATCATCAGTTAGATTTCGGTCGGAATAACACTACTCCAAGAGAGTTACACTAGGAGCACTTCCTAGGCTTCTCAATCCAGGATCTTTAGAGTTGACTACTCGAAAAGACTGGCCTGAGAAATACTCGTCCACTACCCTATCTTGTCCTTGGTAGAGCGTAACAAAATGTCCGATCAGTGGTTCTCTGATCGTGAGCTAGCTTGGATACTAGGTGCCAACCCTCCTTGGAGGGACCTAGTTTCAGGTTGGGGCTTATCCCTGAGCTATCCACCCCCGCTTTACGCGGAGGAAGTCTTTCGACATTCCAGATCACAGAGTTTCTTTCGAAGCTTAGTGATTTCCTTATCCAAATCCTCAATGTCGGGGATCTCTACACGGGGCTTTCCCATGTTAGAAAGGAATTCTTGAAGTTTCTTGTCGCGCCTCTCCCTGGTAAGGGGAGAGATCGTTGCGCCGGCAACTGGTTCAGCGAACTCCACTTCGTACTCGACGTACTGGTCCCAAGAGAGATCAGCAGCGTTAGTCGTCTGTGGAATGAACTGACAGACCGCGCCAACGGCGGACAGGATTGTGTCTGCGTCGTTGTTGTACCATCTGGTACCAGCAGCGTCCACATTCACATCAAGAGACCCAGATTCCCAACCCTTCAAAACGAGGGCACCTTCGGCGTTCTTTACGATCGTCTCAGTGTTGACCACGATTGAAGTAGTCGAGGCATCCAGCACAAAAGCACAAAAGGCACCAGTCCCAGCTTGGGTGGAAGCCGACTTTCCGATAAAGTGATATTTCAACTTCCGCCAATGAAAGCGGAGGAAGAGATCAGCAATACTGAAAAGTCGGGGAAAACCCGAGGAGGAAAAGGCAGCCAGGCTTGAGAGCGCACCGGTTGAATTACCGGTGGAGGATGAACTCACAGAACCTATGTAGTCACAACCTGAGTAAGCGACACAAGCACCCGGGATAACCGGGCGGAGTGAAACAAACCTAGGAATTGGCTTCATTGGTGAGTTGTAGGGCAAGGAAACAACGGCAACTTGTCGCTGTTTGGATTTCGGTCGTGAAGCAATTGGCTTCATGGAGACTTTCTTCTTGTTTGGCATTCTATACAATATGTAACGGATTCAACCCTCGTAAGGGGGAAGGACTGTACATCTTTATGGACTCCCGTGTTCCCTGATGAGCTTAGCTTATCTCACCATTTCGCGCGACGCACAACATGTCTTGCGGAAACACCCCCAGTTGCTTTGGGGCGGAGCTGCTCCGTGCAGTCTCTCGGCTTTCTTATTAGCACGTAAGTGTTTACAGTTTGTCGTAGACTCCTTTCAAAGCTTGCCTTTAGCTTCGGGATTATCTACCGATCAAGTAGACGACATTCCAACGTTTTGGGCACCGGATCTAAGCAATCCGGCCATAAAGACCCGCTAGAGATTTTCACTCCGATCTGACCTTGGTTTAATGTCGACAGGCTCGACAAAGGACCAGCACTATACCGGTTTGAACCGGCCCCAGAAGGGGAAGAGAACCTTCTCCTTACTGATTGGGCCGACCATGGACCTCATGGTTATCTCCACCTCGTCCCTCTCCGCCGCTAAGCGAATCGGGTCAGCAGAAACTTCCAAGAGTTTGCCTACCTCCCAACCTAATGGGAGTGGTCGTTCCATCGGAACCAGCCTGTCTAGATGAATTAGCCTTTCAGCTAAGGCCACCTGTCCAAGTGTGAGTGAAGTTTCGATTCCAAAGATGGGCATGACACCCATCCCGCCAAGAACCCGCGGTACAAAGAGATTTCTCCCTTTAACCTCACGCCTTAGCTCCTCCCCATGCATTCCACAGTACTGTCGAAAGACATCTGCTTCACGCCCTGGGAGGCTTCCTCGGACAACCTCGGTAACAACAGCCGAGACCGGATTGCTCCTAATCTCGTCGTCAGAACCTACTTTTCCAAGCACCTTATGCTGACCCACCATAAGACCGACGTTGAGGAATTTTATCTCAACGGGAGTCGTATTGACCCTCGATAAGTCCATATCAAGACTTGTAGAATTGATATTTGCGTATCGCTCATGAATATAAGCTTTACCCGGACTCATCTCGAGACCAATCCGTTTGCCAAGGAGTTTATGCAACTCCCATTCGGAATTGGAGCCAATATAGAGCATATCGTCTCCGTTGACCAAGACTGAACGAAGCAGCTTTGAAAGAGGCGCCCAAGGGCGTTCCCTCTTCCGAACCGTCAAGTACAGGCCAAGGTTGGCTAGACATAGGACAGGAAAGGAAAGTACAGAACCCATCAACTGACCGTTCTTCTGTTGTACAGGATCGAGTTGAGTCCCTGCAACCTTCGGATAAAGAATCCGATGGGGAGCAAGGACACTGAGCATCATGTTATAGAGGCAAGGATTCCTTATAAAAAGGTTTCCGAGTAACTGTTTCATTATCTCAGAACTCAACCTGGCAGAAAGACCATCTGTCGCCGCCGAATAATCAATCGACAACCACTTCGACTCTTGCGAGTCTAGGTAGAAGTTAGAATTGACCCTCAAATCGAGGAGATCCGGCACGTCAAGTGGCCGGCCAATGAGTCGAAATGGTTCCATTTTCCTCATAGCGCCGTGGAGAACAAGCTGCATACGCTTGGCTAGGTAGTACGGGAGTGACTCTCCCTTACTGATTGTTCTGACCTTAAATGGTTCAAGGACAGCCTCAACTTTCGCTTCCAGCACCTTTACGGTAGTGAAAGTACTAACCTCAGCTTGTAAGATCTCTTCAAGATCTTGCAACTCTCCAAACCGAGCACGAGTTTCCTCTAAAGGGGAGAAAACATCGTGGGAGCCTACTTGGGTGTAGGTCCCTGTCTCGGAGATCCTAAAAGTCTGTTCCATTTCGCGGAGCCCAGTTACGCCTAGTAATTTCCTTAATTGTCCTGCCTGTCCTCCAGTCTTC